TGGCATGACGCGGACAAACCTGAGCCGCAACTTGCTTGAAGACTCTGCCTTCAATCTGCTAGATACGATGGCGGGTCTTTTCGCGGAAGCGATGGCGATTAATGAGGACACCCTGTTCCTCACCGGGCAGGGCGGAAACGGGCCTCGCGGTGTTCTTGGTGCGCGGGCGAATGGCAATCAGGCCTCACCGATTACGGGTGTTACTAATGTCGTGACTGGTAATGCCACCCAAGTTACCGCCGATGGCATTGTGGACTTGGTGTATGCGATTGCCTCTCAGTATCGCAACAATGCTATCCATGTGATGAACCGCACGACTCAACGCGATGTTCGCAAACTAAAAGATGGTGATGGGCGCTATATGTGGCAACCGGGCCTCATTGCTGGACAACCAGCGACTCTTCTGGGTTACGGCGTCTACGAGTCGGAAAGCCTTGATAGTATCGCCGCGAATGCCCGCGTCATCATCTTCGGTGACTGGAAAAATGGGTACATTGTGGTTGACCGTGTGGGCATGACCATCGAGCGCGTAAGCGATACGACAACTGTCGGCCAGAACCAAGTGGCTCTGTTTGGTCGTCGGCGCTATGGCGGGGACTGTGTAGGTCCGTGGGCTTTTGCCGCACAACAGGTCAGCACCTAATCTGAGACGTGATACTGACTTAGACTAACTAGGGGGCGGTCGCAAGCCGCCCCCGAGGAGAAACAAAAATGTTGGGAAAAAGTGGTTCTGAAATCAAGTACATTCCAGTTTCCAGTGGCGTCCGTATCGCGTCTGGGTCAACTAATCCCTCCAATCTGGCGGGCTTTGAATTTGCTACGCTGGTTGTTATGACTGGTTCCATCGGCGGGTCTACGGCCTGGCAGGTTCAGCGCTCGGGAACTAGTGATGGCACATTCGCTACCTATACCTCGCTGGTGGGCATCTCTGGCTCTGCGGCCAGTGGCAAGATCATCACCCGCTCGTTTACGCTGGATTCTTCAGCCGTGTGGTATCGCGTTGTGATTGACCAGAATGGCACTGAACGAAATGATGTGAGCGCCATGTTTGTTCTACAAGCGCCTCGCCTGACACCAGTAGACCAGCATTCTGATACAACTTCCTACTCAGATGTTTTGGGCGGGTAAGCTGTCAATATGGAATATTGAGCGAAGGAGAGGCTTTCTCTCTTTCGCTCAATGCAAACATGGCTTTTCTTAGATATTCAGGCAAGTTTGGATTACATGGACAAGTTGTAGATAAAACAACTGTTCATTGGGTATGTGATTATTGTGGCTATGAGAGTTCCGTTCGTTACAATGCTTTCAAGAATATGCAACGACAACTATGCCGTGTATGTTCCAAGAATGGCAAGCCGATTACAGAGGGTGAAGTAAGAAAACAATATCCGCAGATACAGAGTGTAGAAACATTCTCTGTTATAGGCAGAATTAGCCACGATAGTATCGTCCAAGTAGAATGTTTGGTTTGTAGTGGCATATTCAAAACGATGTTGCGCCATGTTATTGAATCCACCTCTAAGCGTAGCCGGTGGATATGCAAGAGTTGTACTAAATTGGCTCAATTTCCAAACGATTCGACTGTTGCCGACATTCCAGGGTATATCATCTCTGTAGATACTAAAACTCTTGGGAGTCTTGACAGGCCAGTAACAACAACGAGGGTCTTAATCAAGTGTCCAGAATGCGGGAAGGAAAGATGGACAAACTGGGGGAACGTCAAACGACTCGGAAACTACTTGTGTAAATCTTGCAATACTGGCATTCGCTGGAAAGACCCAAAGTATAGGGAAAACCACCGAGAAATGATGAGGGACAGATGGCAGGATCCGGAATTCCGCAAGAAGTGGGCCGATGCTCAATCAGGTGTACTTTCCGGCTTGCATCGTAGAGTGAAGGTGGAAATAATTAGGCAGGGTATTTCTGGCTTTCTTAGCGAGCAACTTATAGGAAAGCATCGGGTAGACGAAGTTAATAATGAGAGAAAAGTTGCACTAGAAATCTTTGGCGATTATTGGCACTGCAATCCATCTCTTTACTTGTCAGATGATGTTATTAGCCGAGATGGGCAGAAAGTAACCGCTAAGGATATATGGCAGAAAGACCAAGAGAGATTATCTGACATTCTCTCGGCTGGTTACAGCGTTTACATTATCTGGGAGCGAGAATTCGAGAACCTCCCCGAGGAAACAATCAAGAGATTTAGAGAGTGGTTAGAGATTGAAGTTGGTCTCTCTACTACTCAGGAGGCTATAAAAATTGCCAACTTATTCTGGACGAATCATTAGGGAACAGGGCGGGTCTGTTCTCACAATCGCTTCCGGCGGGTCTGTGAATTTCCCTGCGGGGGCAGTGTTTAGCACTTCTGGAACTTTTGCCCTGACCGCCGCTTCCGCACAGATTGGCGATGGCGCTTCGCTTATCATCAAACCTGCTGCCACTACGCTGAATAATCCAGTAGTTATCCTACAGGCTGGACGAAATCAGTGGTGGTACATGGCGAGTTCTGCTGGAAGTCCGGCTTTCACGGCCTCTGCGGGTGACATTCTGTGGGTTGCTCAAAGCGCCAGCACCAGCCTGTTTATCAATCGTTCCGACGGAACTACTGGCTCTAACTGGCTGTTAGTCAGACTTGGTACGGGTAGCCAGATCGGCGCTGCTATCTGAGAGACAGACAGCACAAGTTTGACTTGTAACGGGCAGGGTTGGGGTTCTCGCCCTTCCCCGCCCGTTATTTGTTAGAGGAGAGATAAAGGATTGCTTTTTGTAGCCAATTCGGGTCCTCGCCAATCAAGCCGATGCCCCGATTACAATTGTTACAAAGCAAGCCTCTAACTTTCCCAGTGTCGTGATCGTGGTCAATACACATCATCTTCGGAATGCCATTTCTAGAAGTCATCTCTGGTTGTCCACAGATGGCGCATTTGTGTCCCTGAGACTCAAGGAGATTATTGTATTCGTCCAGCGACATATTGAATTTGTACTTAAGCCTCCAATTAAGACCATAACGACGATTGACAGTTCTATTCTTGGCACGCCATTCTTTAGCGACATCCTTGGTACACGATTTGCAATGTCCCTGAATGCCATTCGCACTTCTGGAGGATTTATAAAATTCAGAGAGGTCTTTCACTTTTTTGCATCTATAGCACCATTTCTTTCCAACTGGGGCTTTTGGACCACCACGGGACATTCTTCCATGTCCAAGAACATAGGGATAGGGCTGTCCCTTAACAAGACCTCTCGATTTTCTGTCCCGTTTCGATATATTTGTTTTTTGCCCGCAACCGCACTGACAATAACCAACTGGAATTGTTGATTCAAGTATAAGTTGTTTTGTTTTCATGTGTCCAATTATATCTACCGATACCCAAAGGGTCAAGGAGTATATATAAATGACCAACCACTTGTTCCCAATCGGCAGGCGCGGATTTCTCGCAGGCGAATTAGATTGGGATGCCAATACCATAAGAATCACACTTATCAATCGGGATAACTACCCGATCTCTGGTGGCTCGGTCCATGAATTCTATGGCAAGGCCATTGGCATAACCGCCCGTGTCAAAGAGTCGGATACCAATGCCCTCGGCACTAAAACAACCGTGAGCGGAATTGCCGATGCTGGCAATGTGACTCTCTCTGCCGTCTCTGGTGCGGCCTTCGGCGCAATCGTCATCTGGCAGGACAGCGGTTCCCCCGATACGAGCCGATTGATTGCGTATATAGATACCGGGACCGGGTTGCCCGCAAGCCCAAATTCTGGGGACATAGAAGTGCAGTGGAGCGACGGTGCTAGTAATATCTACATGTTGTAGACAGGTTGCCATTTAGGGTGTATAATCTTGCTCAGAGGAAAAATAAAATGAGCAAGAAATACAATATCCCAAAGAAGGTTTGTAGAGATTGCAAGAAGAAGTATCAACCGAATAGCAACAGACAGGTTCTTTGTCACAAATGTAGCAATCGGGCCAATGCAATATGTGAGAAATGTGGAAAGGCATTCAAGCCGACTGGTGGAACAACGGGAAGATTTTGTTCAAAAGAATGTTGGTATAAAACTATAGGCATCCCAGAATACTATCGTAGACCGTGTGATGTCTGTGGCATAGAATTCAAGCCGACTAGAACAAGACAAAAGGTATGTAGCAGAAAATGTGCCAGCCAATTACACAAACGCCCACTAAGAATATGCTCTGTCTGCGGAAAGGAATTTGACAGTAGGCACTACAGCGAGACATGTTCAAATGCTTGTGCGGGTATTAGAAAGAGGCTTGAAAGGCCAACTGCTTGTGCCAGATGTGGTGGCGAAATTCCATTCAGCCGATTTAGGCAACGGAAATATTGTTCTGCGGAATGTAGAAAAACCCCATTGGGAGAAAAGAGATATACCACTTTGGGATATGTTCTAATAAGAGTTGGAACACAAAATCCATCGGCTAATCATAGAGGATGGATTCTTGAACATCGGCATGTAATAGAAAGTGCGTTAGGCAGACAACTTGAAAAAAGAGAAAGAATACATCACCGAAACGGCGATAAAATGGACAATAGATTAGAGAACCTTGAATTGTGGACACTGGATAAAAACCATCCTGGTGGCGTCCGTGTTACAGATAAAATCATTGACTCGGTTCTATCTCACCCGAAGATAATTGCATTGGGGAACGACATTCAAGAAACCGTGAAGTCTGTATTGTCCGAGTTGTTGCCAGAGAGAAAAATAGTAGTTTGACCTCTGGGATAAAATAAACTACAATCCCGACAACCGAATATTCTGCATCTTTGTATGCGCCTATTGTGCAACCCTGTTGCCACAATCGGCGCTTTGTTTTTTGTCAAGGATATTAGACATGACTGACAAACCACTTACCGAAATGACAGAAGAGGAACTGCGTTTACTGCGCGCTACGCTCACGGACGAGCAAATTGCCCTCCGGGAGAAGATTAGCGCGGTTGATCGAGCGTGGAAGCAGAAGCAGCAAGAACGGCTTGCTACAGAACAGGCGAAAGATTATTCCATTGAGCAACTGGAGGCCATTCTGGAAGCGAAGAAAAAGTTGCAAGTTATCAATGTGGACCCCGTCACCTCAGAAGAGGGGGTTCCAAGATTGTAAAAGGAACCTATCAATGCAAAACGAAAACACGCATCTACATTTTATAGTTTGGGCTGCTATGGCGCAGGTGGGGACCAGTTACACAGAGGTCACACATTTGGATTTGATAGCCAATGATATTGACCAAGCCGTTTCTCGCGCAATGGAAATTTGCCCTAATCGGCGATATTACTGGGTGAATGACATTATCGAGCATCACGATCACAAGAACAGCAATCAGAAACCAGAGGATGAGTGCCATGGCTATACTCACGGCTGAACAACTTTCCCAATTGCGCCAAGATTTAGAACGGCGCGGACAGACAATAAATTACAATAAGTTGCAGGCCAACGCCGCCTTTCAGGGGTTAGAGGACTGGTATCAGTCGGCTAACGTTCAAAGTGCGCTGAGTAATGCCATTGATACAGCGACCTCGCCCTTGGTGCTTACGCCACAACAAAAGTTGGCGCTGGTTTGTGTTGCACTGCGCCGGTTAAGTCAGCGGCTATGCGGAGTATAAAATGGCGACGCATAGGGTGTCAATCATAAATTGGGCATCTGTCCCAGACACTTCAGGCAGTGTCTTTATGGAACCTTATAACATTAAGGCAACTAATGATGTCTGGGACAGATTAGTTCTTATTTTCGCTGATACGTCAACCCGCATCGGCTTGGCAGGCGGTTTCACTATTCCAAAGAATTATGTGGGTGCTCCGAAGATCATTGTCGTTTGGACGACAACAGCAGTTTCCGGTGATGTTGTTTGGGATATGGATTATCGGGCCGTTGGCGGAGATGATACAGAAAGCCTGGACCAGACTGGCAATCAGGAAAGTGTCACTGTCACCGATACTGCCCCAAGCGCGGCCCATGAACGCATGGAAGCAAGTATGACATTGACGGCAGGCAACCTGGCAACGGACGACGAATTTGAGTTTGAATTCTTCCGCGATGGTGCCGCGGCGGACACCATTGCGGCCTCAGTCATTGTTTTCAATCTTTTATTTGAATATAGTGATGCCTAAGCCATGTCGCTAAAATTTGGCGCTGCCACGTCGGACGTGGTTAAGACCGGGACGGTAGTGAACAATCTGGACCCGTTCACGCTCTTGATTTGGGTATACCAAACGAGCGTGAACGCAGGTGCGGCGCTCTTGATTAAGGGCGATGCAGGCATTACCCATCGCCGCCTCCGCATTGACGATACGAGCGGGAACATCGGCGTTTTTATCAACCGTGCTACGGATGCCACAGTGATTACTAATGGGGCGGAATTAGGTAGCGGCGCCAATAACAAGTGGACGTTCTTGGCGCTGATGGTGGATACCGCTGCAACGGCTGGACAGCAGATCAAGGTCTATTCTGGCGACCTGGACAGCGAGGCCGCAGAGAGCACTTATGGAACATACACTGAAGGCAGTGGTGTTCTCAGCGACGACTCGGCTACTATTTGGCGTATTGGCAACGCGCTGGCTGATAACGATGCCTTCTTGGGCAACATCGCCGTTGTCGCTATCGTCAATGCGGCATTGACACCCAACCAGATCATAGACTGGCAATTCAATCCACGTGTGATCGTCGGCACGCGGCTGCTTATGCACCTGGGCTTTGCTGGCACCGGCACCCAGCCGGATTACTCCGGTAATAATAACAGCGGTACCGTCACGGGCGCTACAGTCGAAGCACATGTTCCGCTACGCGCACCATTTGGACTCTTTGGTGGCTGGCCCGGATTAACAACTACTGCGACCGTAGGAGACATAATTGTATTGTGGCCCAGTACTAATGCGTCCATTCCCACTGGTTGGTCAAGGGAAACGGCGCTGGATGATCTTTACCCGAGGGGTACACCCAATGCTACTGACCCTGGTGGAACTGGTGGAGCATTAACACATACACATACGACACAGACCCATAATCACTCGGCGGCCCATACCCACACAGTTCCCAATTCACCTGCTGCTAGTGGTAATACAAGCCGTGATCCTGGTAACACACATGCGCCAGATGCACATACACATACTGGGAATCCCAGCACAACTAATCCAACCGCCAGTCTAGTGAATGCAAGTCCAAGCACTGATGCGATCAATAATGAACCACCATTTTTTAGAGTAATCTTTATAAAACCCACCGCCGGGATATTTTCTGGGGTTCCCAATAATGCTGTAACACTTTGGAATAATTCTTCAGTAACGCCAGATGGTTGGAATTTGGCCGATGGGGGGGGCGGTCGGCCAGATATGCGTAGCACATTCTTGAAGGGGGCAGCGGCAGGGGGGGGCGATGGAGGAGGTACAGGCGGTGGTGCAACGCATACTCACACTGTGGCTTCGCACGATCATGGAACAGACTTCTCGCATGACCATCCAGCAGTAACCAGCGCGGCCCCGGCGGAGGGGGCGGTGGGCGCGGCGGGCAGTGGCGCGCAGGTCTCCACCGCGACCGGGACGCATACGCACGCGCTGACTATCGGCACACAAGCTACTGATGCAATCACGGGGAATACAGATACGGCGGGCTCTACCAATCACGAACCGCCCTTTCTGGCGCAAGCTTTCATTCAAAATAATAGCGGTGGAGATTCATGGCCTGATAGGATTATTGCACTTTGGTTGGGAACTTTGGCAAGTATCCCCCTATTCTGGAAACTTTGCGATGGAACATTAGGAACTCCTGATTTGAGAAGTACGTATGTCAAGGGTGCAGCTACATTAGGGGGGATTGGTGGAACTGGTGGCTCATTAACTCATGGACACACTGCCACGGGCCACACACACGCTGTTGCTTCGCACACGCATACAGTGTCGGCAGGTTCAGGAGCGGGGAGTAATATCCATGCTGGTTCTACAGTCTGTTCTACAACAGGACATACCCACCCGTCCTGGAGCAACACTAGCGCGACCTCGTTCACTAGCGGTACAGGCACGCCGACTGTTGACAATTACACGGATACACAACCGCCATTCAAGAATGTGGCCTTTATTCAATTTCAGCAGGAACCATTACCGGCCTATCTATATCGAACATGGGCCAGCGCAATTTATAGAATGTGAGGTAGACAATGCGCCCCTATAGTTACATTATTAAGAGCGTATCTGGGATTACTGTTGCACCATTCGCGCAATTGGCTACACCAGCCACGACCGGCATAGAGATAATTCGTATAGAAATCGGCCAAGAAACAAGTGAAAGTTCGCAACAGGAAATCCTAGAGGTTGTCCGCCGCTCTACAAATTCTACACTGCCTAACGTCGCCGAGAGAGTGGCCTTACGACAACGAGACCCAACGACTCTTCTAGCGGGCACATCTATCACGAATGCTATTGGTGTAGCAACTGGAACAGGCTCGTTCACCGCCTCGCTCTTGCGCTTTACTTTCAATGCACTCAATGGACTTCTGTACCTGCCTGTGCCAGAAGAACGAATTACGCTGGAGCCCTCGGCCTTCATAAATCTTGAGTTTCTAACAGCGCCAGCGGCGAATACTTGGAGTGGGCATATAGTTTACCAAGAACTTTCGTAGTCCCATGAGAAATGCCTACTTATGTTTATCGGATACCGAAGTATCCCAAGCAGGGTCCGCGTTCTACTGTTATTTTCCCCGCCGGGCCTTCGACTCAAACAATTAGCCCAGACAGTGTTGGGAGTGACGAGGGTTTTGGTGGTCTAGAGCAAATCACCCAAACAGTTTCTCCGAATAGTGTTGGGAGTGACGAGGCAGTTCCTAATGTAAATTTACTGACATTTGTTTTGCCAAGTTCTTTTGGGACAGATGAGGGGTTTGGCGGACTAACACAAGTTCAACATATTGTGTCCCCCAATAGCACAGGGCCAGATGAGGGAATTGGTGGTTTGACACAGATTACGCAGAACGTCAAGCCAGATAGCGCAGGAAGCGATGAGGCAGTATCTAGCCCAACGATTGTATTCGTCGTTGCTCCAAATTCATTCGGCGGAGATGAGGGATTTGGTGGACTAACGCAGATAGTACAGATTATCTTTCCG